CCCGTCGTGAGCCATCGCACCAGGTTGTCGGCCTCGTAGTGGCTCTCGCGCTGGGTGACGAGCGACATGGGCAGGGTGAGGATGGGCAGTGGCGGCGGCTTCGGCTTCGGTGGTGGCGGCACATAGTCGGGTGCGATGTTGTCCGTCTCGATGCAATATTTCCTGCCGAGCCAGCGGATGGCATCGGGGAAGGTCATCGAGCAGTGGCGCATCAGGAACTCGACGGGGCCGCCCTTCGCCTCGCAGGTGAAGCACTTGAAACAGTTGCGGGCTGGATAGACCATGAAGTTGCCGTCGTGCCGGTCTTCGTGAAACGGGCACAGGGCGGTGTATCTCACGCCCGTCTTGCGCAGGGGGATGAAGTCGGCCACCACCTCTTCGATGCGTGCCGTGTCGAGAATATGGCGCACGATTTCGTCGGGTATCTTTGCCATTGTGATGATTGTTTAATTTTGTTTACTATGTATGCCAATTCGCGCGCGCGTGGCGCGTGTATCGGTCCCGTGCTCCGTGACCCCGCCCCCACCTTCATGGCGGGGGTCAGGGTGCCCGTGACTACGCGCTCTTGGGGCCTTGGGCCACGGGTATCTATCCCTTTAGGGATAGGGGAGCGTTGGGTCACCGTTTTTTTGTCAACTTTCTCATAGTTCCTAAAAAATTAAAAGTGTTGTATTAAAATGGTAAATCACCGGCCACGTCGAGCATGGGGTATCCGTTTTGCTTCATGGCCGTTTCAATTAAGTAGCCGCGGTTGATGGCGATGGTGAGGTCTTGCTGCTGGAGTTTGTGGTTTTTCTGCCCGCCGATTTCCGCGAACACCTTCTGCTTGATGTCCTTTCGGGTCATCGGGAAGGTGTAGGTGCTTGTGGCCTTGTTTATCCATGCGATGATGTCTTCCTCGCTGTCGGCCTCCGGCTCCGTGGAGAGTGCCTTGCCGTTGGCGATGATGCGCGGGATGCCAAGGTTGCCGGCATCGTCGGTCACCTCAAACTGCCAATCATCCATGTCCTTGCCGCGTGCGTCCATCTGCTTCACGGTGAACGTCACGCCGCTCGGTGTCTTCTTCTTGTAGGATGCCAGGGTGTCGGAGACCTTGTTGCCGAGTTCGGTGCCGAGGTGGCCGCGCATCTTGCTCTCGTCGTCGTTGCCCGGTCGGGGGTTCAGGTGCAGGGCGTTCCAGATGCAGATGTTGCGCTTGGTGGCAAAGGCCATCAATTCGCCCACGAGAGCCGCCGACTGCGCATTGTCGTTGAAATCGCCGATGATGTCGCGGATTCCGTCGATGAACACGCAGTCGGGCGCGAGTATCTCGATGGCCAGGCGTATCAGCCGCAGTCGCTTCATGTAGGCGGGTGTCTTCACGTTGCCCTTCTCGTCTTTCTCATCCTCGATGTCGCGCAGCCAGAGCACGTTCAGCCGGTCGTTGGGCTGGTTCATCTCCCATCCGCAGAGCCAGTGCACGCGCCGCAGCACTTTCGCGCTGTTGAGTTTCTCCATCTCGGTGTCAACGTAGAGCACACGCGGCTCATGCCCTAGGTGCTCGATGGTGCGTTGCGGCACCGTGAGCCCCGGCAGGAAGGTCTGCACGCGCTCCGTGTCGTAGCCGAGGATGGCCGCCATGAGTTGCGTGAGCACAAACGACTTGCCGTTTTTCTTCTGCCCTGAGATGGCCTGGATGCCGCCGAGCGTGGAGAACGGCACGCCGTTGAACTCGAGCATGAAAAACGGCTCTGGGTAGTCCTCGCGCGGGTCTAAGAGATAGGGCCGCAACTGCTCAATCGCCTGCTGGTCGAATGTGGCGAGTTGCGGGGTGTTTGGGTCTTCTTGCATAGTTCCCTGTGGTTTTTATTATTTCGCGCTCTTCTCCAGCCGGTCAACGAGGATTCCGAGCGTCTTGGTGTAGGCGTTCATGGTCGCCCGCTCTGTCGGTCTCATAGTATGGCATAAATTGAGCCGAATCCGCAGCCTTGCCCAAGCGTAGGTGATGGCGGCTATTTCCTCGCCGGTGAGTGTCACCGTCATCCAATCCTCGATTACATGGCCGCACTCTGTGCAGAAATCGCCCTCGATAATGGCTCCGCACGACGGACATACTTTTTCGGTCTTATTGTTCATATCCATAAGCCAGTTTTTAGATTGTTTGCAAACAATTCCGGAATTGTTACTAAACAATTTGAGAATTGTTTGCTAATGATTTTTCATTACATACGAAAAACCTCCCCGCACAGACCATCCCGGAGGATGCTGTGTTTCATAGTTATATCGTAATTAGTTAGTCCAACAATCCTATAATCCTGCTGTTCGCCTTGTCGACGACACTGTTCTCGATCGAGGCGAGGTAAATCTGCGTGGTCTCCTCGCTGTCGTGCCCCAGGCCCTCGCTGATGACCGAGATGGGGATGTTGCTCACCCTGGCGGCGGTGGCCCAGGAATGGCGGGCCACGTACATGGTGAGCGGCTCCGGCAGATTCAGAATGACACCGATTTTTTTTAGTGCCTTGTTTACACGGGCCATTGCGCTGTAATACAATCTTCTGTCATCGCCGCCGCCTGCAACAATGGGAAAGATGTACTCGCCATCTGACCGGTATCGCTCAGCTATCTTCTTCATGGCGGGCTCCCACTTCATTGTAAGCTGCTGCCCTGTCTTCCTCCTTCGGTAGACCAGGAAGCCGTTCCGGATGTTGTCTTTCTTCAGATAGGCGATGTCCACAAACGACATTCCCCGGGTGTAGAAGCTGAACAGGAAAATATCGCGGGCGAACCGCAGGCTCTTTCTCCTTTCGGGCAGGTCCAGCTCCTTAATCTTTCTTATTACGCTGATGCTTACGGCTCTCTTCTTCGTCTTCTCGTTGCCCGTGAACACATGGCGGAATGGGTTTTCCTGCTCTATCATGCCCTTGTCGACGGCCCTGTTGTAGATGGCGCGGAGTATGCGCATGTAAAAGGATATGGTGTTCTTCCCGCAGCCGTTGCCCCTCAGCCATGCCTGATAGAGCTGCATCTCCTCATCGGTCATATCGTTGAGGAACGTCCTTTTATCCTTCCTGTAGGTCATGAAGCTGTTCAAGGCCGATGTGTAGGTGTCGGCCGTGCGGTCGTTCCCCATCTTCCTGAGATGCGCTATGATGTGCCCCGTGATGGTTGTGAACTGCAGTTCTCCGGCCATTTCGTTGTACTTCTCCACCACATCATCGGCAGTATAGTCGCCGCGGGCATCGAGCGAGGCCACAGCCTTTTCCATGATTTCCTTGTCCTTGGAGACTCCCCTGGAGATTTCTGCTATATAGTCTGGTCTGCCGCTCCCCACGGCGAGGTGGCCCTCACCGCCCCACTCATCGGGGTAAATCATATAGGGCAGCGTGATCTGCCTTATACAGCGGTTTCGGATGATCTGGAAGAACAGCCGCCCTTCCTTTCCCTCCACCATTGACTCTCTGAATTTCAATTTGACGCTTGTATTGCTCATTTCTTGTTTTCATATTGCCCGGCGTAGTTCGGGCACCTGTAAATAATGGTCTATTCGTTTTCCAGTTCCATCATGGTCTCGTCGCGCACCTCGGCTATTTCGCGCAGGCTTTTTTTCTGCTCACCCTTGGTGCGGAAGATTTCCTGATATTCGGTCACGGTGTCCATGGCAGAGTTGTAGAGCGTGGTAGGATCTGCCCATGCCCGGCAGAGCTGCTCGAGGCCCAGCTCGATGTTGTGGCCGTCAATGTCTGATGGCTTGATGTGGTCGGTGCCGGGGCATAAGGCGATGAGAGCCTTGCGCCATCGCTCGGCCACCTCTTGCAGGGAGAACTGCCCAAATACTCGCTCCAACAACTTACGTGGCAACTTATAGCCCTTCTCGCACTCGTCTATGGAGCGGCGGTACATCTGAACAGCCAAGTCAAGTGCAGCCATTGCCACCATCACCCATGCCACACGGTCGGCCTCTGGCACTCCCTCGCGCTCCAGGCTCTTGCGGTACTTATGCTGTAGGCTCGTGATGAGCGGCTCGGTCCGCTTATATGCTTCTGAGCCCATTGCAGCCCAGAAGTCATAATACTCGCGGTCGGTGATGTTGCCGTATTTCTTTCGCACCCGTTCGCTCATGTCGGCCAGATGGAACATTCGGTTTTCCGTCGAGTAGATCAGCCGTGCCTCGTATGAATGAAGGGCACGGAAGCACTCCTTGAAGGAACGGCGCACATGGTGCCGGTAATTATGGCAGCGACGGGCGTGGTCGTGCGCCTCGAGAGCGCACCGCCACGCCGCATTGTTTGCCACTCCCGTGATGAGCTTCACAACTGCAGCGGCATTGGACATTCCTTTGTAAATTTCTTGGTAGTTCATGTTAGATTAAAAAGGAAAGTCTTCGGCCTGTGCTGGCTGCTGTGCAACGGTTTGGGTGGGTGTGGCGGATGAAGGTGCCGTGGGCATTGCCGGCTGTCTCTCCACTTGTTTCACCTTCTCAAAGTGATAGATGCGGATGTCGTTGAAGCATCGGCCCTGATATTCCCGCGTGGTGTGGGCAAAGCCGATGATACACTCGTCGCCCTCGTGCAGGTCATACTCCTTTATTCGCTCGTTCATAACCGAGAGCAGCACACGGTCTGCATATCTGTCGGTCGGGTTCTCGAAGTACTCAAACACGAAGTCCTGGCGGCTCCATTGGTTCCCGTTGGCGGATGATGTTCCGCTTTGAATGGGATACAATCTGAAAATTCTTCCTTGAAATTGCATGGTGATTGTTGGTTATTATTCAAATGTTTTTTCAAAACGTCCTTTTTCAGTATGCCTATCGCTGAAATCACCGCAAACGTCATCGGCTCTCTTGGATGTCCGCTTACGCATGCACCAGCCACGGGTGGCCTTCGCATAGAAGTTTTGGCCGCCGCTCCACCGTGAGCAGTTGAAGCAGCACCTGTCGGTCTGGGTTATATTATAGCAGTCATTCATACATTACCGCTACAAATTGCGATTAACCAGATATAGACCATTATTACAGTGAATCCTCCTGCAAGAAAGATTAAATCCAGGACGGGCTGTGCCCATCTTTTGAGTTGGGCACGGATTTTCCGGCCACGGCGCATTTTCTTTTTCATAGTCAAAATTATTTATTGGTAAAAAATATGGCTCCCCTCTGCATTAGTGGCTTGGGATGGCTGGGCATGTCGCCCGGCCTTTTCACGCATCCCGTCTGGGATGGCTGCATTAAAGCCATTGGACCGCGCTGCTTGCCTCTGCCATTCCGGCTGCTTGCTTCGACGCACCGCCACCACTCCGTGGCCTTACCCCTCCACCTTTCGCCAGCACTCGCCTCATGGGCTATGGCTACGTCAGTGCCACTTCGCGGCTTCCTACCTACCTGTGGTTAGTAGGTCCTATCGCTTACGCTCTTCCGTTGTGCCAGGAGGCGGAGTCGAACCGCCGCTCATTTGTATGTTATAGCCGCCTTGCACCGTCGTGCGGCTCTTCCTGGTATGTAAAAAGTGGCTGGCCGCGTTACCGGTTATTTAAGGGCCATGCCCACCACAAATCCAAATATTAACTATATGAAAGAGATTGCGCCCCATCACGGGGTAGCGATAGCCCTCACGGGTTTATTTTGGTCGGGAGCCCTGCGGGTCACAAGTCCCGCATCCTTCCTTCATGAATCATCCGCTGTATCTGGTGAAGCGGATAACCCCACCGCGTCACCCGTCTGGAGCCATCGTCGCATGTTACCTCAATGCGCTCGCGTGGCAACTTCCATCCGAAGTTGTCCAGCCAGTCCTTGGTTATCATGCCCACGATAGCGCACAGCTCCGCACCGGTCACCCACTTCTCAGAGTAGATTTCCGCTGCCTCCATCTGCGCTTTCCGCACCGCTTCGGCGATGGCTTGTCTGGTCTCCTTGTCGAGTGTCATGGCGGTACGCTATTTCGTTCTTGTAATACTCACCGCCTTGGCCTGATAGTCGGGGCGCACGGTGAACTCCAGCCCCTCCTCGTTCTTCATCTGGTTGCAGGTCACGCGGGCCGATGTCACCTTCTTCGCGTCGGTTAGCGTAAAGATGCGCGTCTGTCCGATACGCATATTCCGCAACTCCTGCCGTGTCACTTTCTCCTGTTCCATTTTATAAACTTTCTTAATTTTCTTTATTGGTGTTTGAATAATCGGGAGAAAGCCGTATATTTGCAACCCATTACCTTCGCAAAAGTGGCGGTTATCTGCCAATTAGTCGGTTAAATCCGATTTGCAAGACGGTTTCGCCGCCTACGGCTATTCTTATGCCCCGATTGTTGTCTTTCTTTCTTTCGGGTGCAAATATATAAACTCTTCCGCAAACATGTGCGGATTGATGCGGATTTTTAGATTATTTTAACAAATTAGTGCGGATTTATGCGTTTAAGGAATAATATTTTCGCCGCCGCATTCGATGAATTGAAGCGGAGAGGAATCGTAAAAAAACAAAAGGAACTTGCCATGAAGATGGGCGTGAGTGAAGATACCATCACGCGCATACTCAAGGATCGCACAGAAGTCACCGAGGATGTCATCACAAAATTGCAAACCGCCTCCGGCTGTATCTTCAATTTGCAATGGCTCCGTGGTGAAGACCCTTTTCACATGCTCGCAAAAGATGTTGAAGAACTAACAAAGCAGACTGATGATCCTATCGACCACTCCAGCATGATAAATGCCATGCTGGCTGCAAAGGATGAGACCATAGCCGCCAAAGATGAAACAATCGCATCGCTAAAAGCACAATTAAAGGCTATGGCAAAAGAACTGACAGCAAAGGATGAATCCCTCGCGCTACTCCGTCAGAGGCTATCCGATAATCATGATCAAACTCAAATCTTATTCCCAAGCATGGTGTCAGATAATAAAGATTTTGACGAAGTAAAATAACCGAATGTTTCCCCATCCATAAAGTCAAAACCATCAAAACCCCCATAAACACAGGGCAACCCCTCAATCCTCCCACAATCCCAACGGGATCACGATTGAAATATTGGGATTTATGCTGATAATCAGCGTAATCCGTTGAAAAACAAAAGAAGCCGTGAGGTTGAGAGGATGAAGTAAAAACGGGATTTGTTCGGATTTTATTCCGATTTTCCCTAAAATGTTTTACCAAATGTTTCCCCACTTTTACAGGGTGGGGAAACATAGGAAAACATAAAATGAAAAACCAAAATTACTATTAGTCTTCAAAATCAAAAAACGGTATGATAACAAAAGCAATAGTTTTCGACCATCGTGGGCGAACGAAGCCGGGCGCAGAAGGTCCCGTGGAGTTGCGCGTGACTTGCAACCGCAAACCATATTATATTAATACGGGTGTGAAGGTGCGCGGGCGTGAGCTCCGTGATGGCAAGATAATAGGGCGTGCCGACCGAGCAGTGCTCCAGGAGCAACTCGACATCATCGTTGAGCGCATGATGCTGGCCGTGAACCGCTGCGTTGAGAAAGACTTGCCCATCAACGTGACGGAGATTCGCAAGCAGGCATACAACATGTACGTGGCGAAGTCTGCCACCGACATGGTGGACTGGATAGATGAGCAGATTCCGATGCTCAACGTGGGCGAAGGCACACGGCGGCACTATGTCACCATGCTTGGCCGCCTGAAGGAATGGGGCCGTATGATGGCGTGGCATGATTTGACAATAGAAAACATTTTCCTTTGGGATGCGTGGTTGCGGAAGTTGACACGGAAGCAGACCACTGCCGACATGCAGGCTGGAAAGGAACCGGCGGCGATATGCGTCGGCTCTGTCTTTAATTATCACAAGACTTTTAAGGCCATCCTCACGAGGGCGGTGAAGTTTGGCAAGATGGATGCCAATCCCTACGACAAACTGCGTGGCGAGTTTGACAAGGGCGAAAAAGAAAAAATCGAATATCTCACCGAGGCTGAGATTGCGGCCTTTGAGTCATTGCACCCGATGCAGGGCACCCAGGCTGCTGCCGCGCGTGACCTGTTCGTCTTCCAAATGTACACGGGATTGTCATACTCCGATGCCCAGGCATTCGACATCTCCGACTATAAGGAGGTGGACGGGAAGTGGATCAACACCGGCACGAGAATTAAGACGGGCGTGCCGTATGTGAACCAGCTTTTGCCGCCGGTCATCGAGATACTGCAACGCTATGGATGGCAGGCCCCGAAGATTCTCAACTCGGACTACAACAAGTGCCTCAAAATCCTGGCCGCCGCAGTTGGCATCGAGACACGCCTGCACTCCCATCTCGCCCGGCATACCTTCGCCACTCGGATGCTCAGGATGGGCGTGAAGATTGAGAACCTCTCAAAAATGCTCGGACATACCAACATCACCCAGACGCAGAAATACGCGAAGGTGATGGCGCAGAGCGTCCACGATGACTTTGAGATGGTGGCGAAAAAACTCGAAGAGCAAAATAACCCCTAATACTTTAAGCCTATGAAAAAATCAGCATTTATTTTGTTTGCCGCCTTTGCACTGGTGGCATGTGAGAAGGGAACATCCTACGCCGATCTTGAGGATGGCGTGGAAGTGGAGACTCAAGTCGAAGGCCCGACCAAGACCTTTACTTTTACGGTAAAGGGTGAGTTCGAGGCCGCTACGTTCAAGGCTCCAGGTATGCGCAGAGCCGGAGGCACGACGTATCTCAACGACAGCGGCAGCGACATCACCGACCTGTGGGTCTATGACTATATGGGCGGCACGCTCATTCAGAGCGTCCATCAGTCTGCAAATGATGAGAATTTCGGAAAACCGAAGATGTCGCTGGCCTACGGTGAGCACCACATCTATTTCGTGGCTTCACGGGGTGCTGATCCTGTGGTCAATGAGGAGAGCCATGTCATATCCTGGAGTACCGTGCGCGACACTTTCTGGAAGGACTACGAGGTGAACGTGGTGAGCACCAGCAACGGCAACCGCGCAGTGACGCTCGACCGAGTGGCCACCAAGCTGCGCATTCTCATCGACGATGAGGTGCCGGCGGCTTGCGCCTCCATATCGCTCACGCCCGACAAGTGGTACTATGGTCTCGACTGGGTGACTGGCGATGCGGTGACCGCCAAGAAGCAGCCCATCACGGTCAACGTGCCCGAGTCCTACGTCGGCACCATCTGCGAGATTGCCGTGAGCGTGTTCGGCCTTTCCGGAGCCAACGAGTGGACCACCAACGTGAGCGTTTTAGCCTCTGACCTTGACGGCGGAACCATCGGCAGCGCGTCGATTGTTGGTGCGCCGTTCAAGCGCAACCGTGCGACGGAATACCACGGCTCCCTTTTCGGAAGTGCCGGCTCGATGGTGGTGAGCATCAACAATGACTGGGATGACAGCGTGACGGGTACATGGTGAAACGAATAAAGCCGCTGGGGCGTTTTGCTCCGGCGGCTTTAACTATTTCTTATTTATCGCCTTGAACACTTGTTTCATTTCCTCGATGTCGTCTTCCGTCGGCATCTGGGGATCGCTTTGCGCGTCATCGTTGTCCCACGGGAATGCGATGAGGTCCTTGGGGCTGAATATTCCGTTCTTAGCCAAGTCGACGTATGGCATGGCTCCCATGATTCTGTAGGCGTGCCAGCGCACTGCGCTCCACATGTCGCGGTAGCGGTTGCGGTATCCGCGGTAGATACTGCGGGCCTCCCACAGGCAGATGTCATAAAGAAACTCACGGCGGCTGATTCCTATCTCGCCAACGAACAGCTGATAAAGGTCGTTGGCGGTCAGTCGTTTTTTTTGTCGGCAGGCTTTTTGTCTGTTTCTTCCTGGATGTCGGGTGTCTCTGAGTCTGGTATGTAGTACCATTCCTTGCGCATTTCGAATATTGCGGTGAGAGCGTCGACAATCTCTTTCGGCTTCGCAGAGAACATTATTTCCTCGTCCTTGATGGGCGGTTGGTCTTCTTTTGACTGGCACCATGCCATGATGGATGCCAGGATGAGATAAAGCACATGCTCAGGGTTGGTGGCATCGAAACTGTCGATGCTCACGTCGGTGTACTTGCGGAAGGCGATTTCCGTGGCGTAGCAATAGGCCATCGTCACTTCCTTTCCTGCGATGGTGATGTTCTTTGTTATCATAGTTCCTTTTTTTTAGTATATAAAAGCACCGCCCGCCACTGGTAAGAAAAAAAAGCGAGCAGGCGGGCGATGCCGTATGTGCTTAGTCGTTTCCGACGGTGACGGGTCCGTACATGTTGAGCGTTCCTGAGAAGGTGGCGTTCTGCCGGTTCTGTCCAGTGGCCTGCAGGTTGGTCAGCTTGCCCTTGCCGGTGCAGATTGTCTTCACCTTCACTCGGTTTTGCGTCCCGTTTACGGAAAGCAGCTTCCAGTCAACAATCCTGTCGTCCACCATGTTGAGGAAGTCGCTGAGGTAATAACTGCCCGCAACCGCTTGCTGTCCTGCGTCTACGGAATATAGCAGTGCGCTGAACTGAATGTCTCCAGTCCTTCCCGTCACCTCATACTCAAGCCATCCTCCTGTCGTGTCGGTGGTGTCCTTCGTGGTCGAGTCTTCAGTCTGAGCAGAGAAATGAACTGTGAGGTCTGTCGCGGCGGCCACGTAGTTTGTCGTCTGTGACGACAATGAGCCGCCCATAATTACTAATCGTAAGTGTTGTCCTTTGTCCATGTTGTAATGTGCTTAGCTGAGGGCACCGCTGCCCTGGAGTTGAACGGTTGTCTGAATGGTCTGCCTGTTGTTGGCTACAATCGAGATGTCGTTGATAATGGCACGTCCGCTGCGGGCGATGGCACTCCCGGCAGGTGTCCTGTTCTGCCCGCCAGCATCCTTGGTGGTCTCATCCCACCCTACGAATGGCTTGTCATCAGAATTGAACATAGTGATGAGGGCTCTCAGTGACTCTGTTGACGCGTCGACATGGTCTACCTGGGCACTCCACTGCTTTGACGCCATCTGCTCTTCCGTGTATCCGCCCTCAGAGTCCTTGGTGGTAGAGTCCTCCATGTTGCCAGATATGGTGACCTGTAGGTTTGTCTCCTCCGGGAACGGAGCCATATCGCTGCTTCCCTCTCCGAGGAAAGCGCGGAAATTCTGTCCTTTCAGCTTTCTAATTGCCATGATTAATCATTTTTTGAATCAATGAAACTAAGCGTAGCGGAAAAGGGGTTCTTGCCCTCATCTTCCTTCATGTAGTCGTAGATGACGAAGCCTCCGATGGCCTTCAGGCCTTTGTCCTCGGCTTGCTTGCGCAGCTCCTTGACCTTCTCGGTGGCTTCGGCTCTTGTCTTGGCCTCGATGGTGACTTTCTTGCCGTCTTCTAAGGCCTGATTGTCATTCTTACTCATATTCTTCGTCTTCTGTTGAATCGTTTCTCACGTCGCACTGATAGATGAGTTCTCTCCAGTAGCATGGCTTAAGCGGGTCGTAGGCGACGGGCTTGGCCGAGAACTGGTAGTCGAGGGGCACCATGTCGAAGCATTCGTCTTCCTCGGTGACGTTGCAGAAATACCTTCGTATGGCCTTGCGTATGCGGTCGGTCATCTGCCCGAGTTCGGCGCGGGTCCTCGCTGCCACCTCCACGGTGATGTTCACCGAGTCGGTGTCGCCCTCGTAGTCGTCCTTGGTGGTGCCGTCGTTCACCACGTCACCCTCTGCCACGATGACGTATGGCACCTCGGCATTGTCGAGGTCCTCGTCGGGCAGGGCGATGGCGGTGTTGTAAACGTCGCGGGCGGCAAGTTGCTGTATCAGCGCGGTGTCGCTCTTGATGGCGGCTACGAATATGATGTCCGTCTGGAGACTCATGCTATCAGATTGACTTGTTTTGTTACACATTCCCTGCATCCTCAAAGGGGGCCACGGGTGGCCGGGCTGTTACCTCCGACTCCTCACCCGCGGCTGGAACTATGACCCCTTTTCAGATGTTTCGGAGAGTTTAGATGCCCGAGGAGCTCTGTGTCTGCTTAGAGTAGAGCACGAAAGCGTCGGCACCGTCCTTGAGGATGGTCATCGAGAAGTCGGCGTTGATGGTGGTGTACACTTCATCGGTGTTGCTGGCCACGGCCGATGTCGCGTCAACCGAGAGCCTGATGTTGCCGTGCTGCATCACCGGCACGTACTTGAAGTTGCCGAGGCCGATGTTGTGGCCGGAGGCGGCACCCTTCTCTGTGGCGCGGTTGATGGCGTTGTTGGGGATGACGGGTATGCCGAGCAGGCGGTTGTCGTTGCCGATGAGCATGATGCCCGAACCAGCGTCGAACGGAGTCACCTTCAGTGCCCAGAAGTCCTCTGCACCCATCACGAAGACCACGTTGTCGGTGTCGAGGTTGTGGGCGGCGAGCTTGCCGATCATCTCGGCGGCTGTCTCCTTGGTGAAGGTGGAGTAGGTGCCTACCTGCTTGCCGGGGGTGTAGCCAGGCTCGCCGTAGGTGCCGCTCTCAGCGTCCTGTGCGAAGGGCCCGTAGAAAATGCTGGTGGCTTTGGTGGTGCTGGCCACTGCCCAGTTGATCTTCTTGCGGATGCTGTCGGCGACGACGCGCACGATGTACGACTGGAGGTCGAAGGCGGAGTTCTCGAGTGCCTGATTGCTGATACGCACACGCACGGTGAGACGCTGCTGCACGGGCACCTGCTTGTCGAGGTCGATGACGCGCTCGGTGGTGGCGGCCAGCTCGTTGGCGAAGACTGCCTCAACGCCTCCGGCGAAGGCCCACTGGATCTTGTTGCCGGTCACGCCGGTAGTCATGGGCACGCCTGCTGTGGCGAGGATGTCGCCGTCGGGACGGTCGGTGGGGATGAGGTCGACCACGGTGATGCCCTGCACGAAGCCGTCGGTGCCGGGATAGTGGCCGGAGCCCTGCGAGACGTAGGAGATGCTCTCGCGGTTCATCGGGATGACGAACTTGGAGCCGGGCTTGGCCTCGCGGAAGAACTCGCGCAGCTGCTCGTTCACGTTCTTCGTGGGGGCTACGGTCACGGCGGCGAGCTGTTTCTCCTGGATGCCCATGCCGATTTCGCGCTTGTTGGATTCATACTCGGCGAGCAGAGAGGCGCGGTTGGCTTTCTCCTCGTCGTTCAGTTCTCTCTCCTGGAGCGTAGCGTCGAGCTGTCCCAGGCTGGTGTTGATTTCGCGCTGGCGCGACATCAACTCGTCGATGGTTTTCTTTGCTTTTGACATTTTTTTAACCAGTTAAAAAAAGTTAGTACTCTGATAATTCCAATTCTCTCTCACGGGCCATCCGCTGGGCGGTGGCCAGTTCGCGCTCACGGCTGAGCACTCTCTCGCGCTCCTGCTGCTCGCGCTGCCTTGCCTCTTCTGCCTTGCGGGCGGCTTCGGCTTCCTCGGCCTCGCGCTTGGCGGTTGGGGTCTCGTTCCACATCTCGCGGGCGTTGCACGAAGTCTGTGCGTATGCCGGATCCATGCCCAAAGTAAAGGCACTGATTTTCTTGAAACGCTTGTGGATGACGCGCACTTCCTTATTAGCTCCGCGCTCCTCAACCTCGTAAACGTCGGGGATGAACTCGAAACTGCAACCAGTATAAACGCCCGAGCGCACCATCTCGAGGGCTCGGTCGCCGATGTCACACTTAGGCACGATGGCCTCGAAGTTCACGCCCTTGCCGTCGACGGAGATTTTCAGGTTGCCCTGTCCCATCCGGCTGCGGGCGATGGTGTCCTTGCGGTTGTGCAGCAGGTTGAGCTTGATGTCCTGAGAATTCAGGAACGCCATTTGTGCTGCCTCCGGCTTGATGATTTCGCGGAATTGCATCCCGAAGTCGTCGAGCACGCAGCTTTCGGCGTTGAACACGATGGCGGTGCCGGTGATGACGCGGCTCTCGCCCTCATGCCCTTCCACCTCCCTGACCTGCACGTCAAGGTCGAAAGTTCTGATTTCTTGTTTTGCTTCCATATTGCTCGGTGTTGTTTAATTGTCGGAGTAAAAGGGCTGCAGGTTTACTGCTTTCCCGTAAAATATGCGTTCTTTATGGTGTCAGGTCGCCACCGCCGCCGGTGTTGCCTCCGTTGCCGGTGTTGGTGCCTGTGCCTTGGTTGTCGTCGTCGGGTGTCTCGGTGCCTTCCTTCTCATCCTCGGCGGTGGCCCAGGCGAGTGATGCGCTGCGCACGGCTCCGGCGATGTCGTCGCTGGGGCGGTAGTTCACGCGGGGCTGCATGTCGGCCAGAGCGAGGTTTTCGGGGTCGGTGTCCCACTTGGATGA